GTCTAGGTGGAAGATTTAAAATAAGAACTTCATCATCACTTGTAAGGAAGTTTTGTAAGTCATTACATAAGTCAACTAAAAATTGTCTCTCATATTTATAGAAGTCAGGAGATTTTAAATAACAATAAAAAAAGAACTCACGTCTTGCAAGTTCTAATTTTGCTCTTTTTATTGCTTCTTTATTTATCTCCACCAAATATCACCTTTTTTAGTTCATCTGTTGATAATCCTTTAAATGGATCCTCTGTTTTTAATTCTCCTTTAACTTCTAGTTTTTCAGTAAACATCCCTAAGTGCCTACCTAACATCTCTAAGGCTTTTTCTTTATTGTAAAATGTTACTTCTATTCCAAACTTAGTTTCTTTAACACCCGATATACATGCTTTTTGTTCAGGACTTAACTCATCAAAGTTTTTAATTATGAGGCTATTATTTTTAAGATTAACTATTCCAGTTCTGTCTGTAAAAGCTAGATTAGCAATCTCATTTAATACTCTATCTTGTGTTATTTCAGTTCTTTTTTCTCTTTCTTTCATTGCAACTTGTATTTTCTCTTGTATCTTAACATTTCTTAACAATCTGTTAGCCATAACGGCTGCACTGTTTTCATCTTTAACTTTATATCCTGATCTGATATATGCTTGCGTGCCATTCAAGTCTTTTAAATATTCTTTTACAAATAAATCTTGTTTAGTCAATCTTTTTCACCTCACTTTTTAAAATTAAAAAGCCCCTGTATTTCTACAAGAGCTTTGATTATTAAATATCTTAAACTTTTAATTTTATATTGCAGCATATTTTTTCATTAATTTATTTTGTGTTAATTCGCTTCCAATGTAATTTGCAAATTTTTCACCAACTTTTGATTTAACTTTTTTTTGATATGTTTTTTCTTTATATTTTAAAGATATAAAAAATATTTTTATCAAACTTTCGAATTTAAAAAATATCATTGAAAAAGATAATTTATATATAACATAAGTAAAAACTAATACAAATATAATTTTAAGTTTTAAATGAAAGTCTTTATCATTTTTTAATATCCCCCAAACCCAAAAAGGCAAAATAATTAAGTATATTGGTAAAATTATAATATATAAGGGCAGAGATAAAATATCAAAAAAATTCTTATATATTTTAACACCTTCTATTTTAGCACGGATAAATAATCCAATATATGAACTTAAAAAAATAAAAACTACAACCAATAACATTGTTTTCATTTTATTTCACCTCTTTCCAAGGGTAAGTATAATTCTGCTCCCATTAATAAATAATATATAACAACCCAAAAAAACAAAAAATAAGATCTCATTAATACATACTTTTGTCCTTCAAATGCTATAAGAATAAAATTATTTTGGATTTTTATCAATCCAAAATAACCAAGTGTTGAAATTAAAAAAGTAAGTCTATAAAATACTTTTGAAAAATTAATAAACCTAATTAAATTTTTTTTATCTCCAATAGTATAACGGCTATAAATAAAATTATCATATAAACCAAGTAATGCGTAAGGAAATAGATTTTGAAAAAAGGTTCCTTCATTATATGCATTAAAAATTCCTATAAAAGAAAATACAATTATAATATACTTTGTTGATTTTATTGGTTCTTTCTTAGCTTTGTTAAGCTCTGCATTTTGTTCTCGTTCCATTCTTTTTTCTAAAGCTTCTTTTGACATTTTTCTCCCCAAAATAGTCCTCCCCAAAAAAAAAATTATAACATTATAACTTTTACTCAATTATTATAACATCTCTATTAAAAATAAAAAAGACTTTTTTTACAAGAAGTCTAACTTGTTTTCTACTCTGGGGAAAAGAAAATTTTATTAAAGATTAACTTATAATCTTCATATGCTATCATACTATCACATAAATTTTTACCTTACAATAACCCTATTTTTACCCTGTTTTTACCTTTACTAAAATTCTATTAATCTTTGAGTCTTAAAATGTATCTCCAAAGCTTCTAAAATTCTATTTCTCATTCCATAAGTACTTTTCAAAGAAATATCTAATTGTGAAGCTATTTCTTCATAAGTCATTTTGTCAAAATATTTCATTCGGATAAATTCGTAATCTTTATGGTCTTGAACCATATTTAGACATTCATCTATTCTGAATATTATTTCTTTATAACGACTTATATTATTGGCTATTCTTTGTTTTAACTCTTCTATCTGTTCTACTTCACTTTTAAATTCATAGTTTCCTCCACCTTGTCCTCCTGGTCCACATGATTTTTTTATTTGTGGATTTTTTAAATTTTCTATTTCTATTTCTATTCTTTTCTGATACTTTGGATAGTTTTTTAATATTTCTTCCATCTTTCTAAAAATTGTCTTTTGCTCCTGTGTTGCCATCATCTCACCTCAGTTATTATATTATCTATAATCTCTAAATTTTTCCCATCAGAAGAGTAAATACCTCTTATTTTTTTAGAAAATTGAATTTTCTTTTCTTCTATTTCATCATCAGTCATATATTTTTCTTTAAATATGTGACTATTTATAATTTTTACTTGGTTTCCATCTCTCACTCTTAATTCTTGTAAATATTCAATCATCAGTTCCACTCCTTCCCAATTCTCTCCATATTCTTTTGCCACTTTTCCCAGTAGCAATTAAGTATGTCATTTTTTGTATACCCTAATTTCGCAGACAGAGTTATCAAGCTGCAGAGAAACCATCTAAATTTGTTATCTAGTAAATCGTACATTAATCCAGTAAAATATGCTCCAGCATAATAACATGGAAAAATTTCAAATTCTTTATAATAATACTCTATTTGAAACCTGCCATCTCTGCTTTTATAATTTATTAGTTGTGCAAAAAAGAAATAAACATCAGTCAGTTCTTCTAGTTCTTTATTTCTTTTGTATTCCTTATTTTTCCAAGTTTTATGACTGTATTTTGTTTCTTCATTAAGTTCAATTAATTCAGCTATTAAAGATAATTTAATATCTTCAAGTGTTCTTTCTCTAGAATTATGTATACTTTCATCTAAATGCTTTTGAAGATTTAATATATCCTCAAAAGTTTCAGGTCTTTTAAATTTCATCGTCTTCCTCCCAATCAGCTATATCTTGTATATAATTTCCATTATTTTCACATCTGCAACACTCAACACATTCTTTATTTATTATTTCTAATGTTGTTTAATAAATTTTTTCCATTCCAATTCTGTTAAAATCTACCTCTACATATCCACCAATTCCTAATTTAAAATTTGTACACCCACATTTTTTACACTTCCACATCTTCTCCTCCAATCTCTCCTGTTCTTACTTTTTCCCAGAAGTTTTGATATTCTTTAGATTTAAGTACTTTTGTAGCTTCATCAGAGAATAAAAAATAATTCCCTAAATCATATCTTTCATTATCTAAATCATTTCCATAATCCTGAGTTTTCTCAACTCTAGAATTATTGATGTAAAAATATACCCCTTTAAATTTTCTCATTGGATGCCTCCTTGAAATAATAGCTAAAACTAAAGCTGTAAATAACTCTTTATCATCAGCATGCACCAGCATCCTCCAGTCTTATTACACTGTCATCTATTTCTCTTAACCACATAGTTTTAAAATCTTCAAATGTCTTAACCACTTCGGTTATCATAGATTTCAGAACTACTCCTATCATGTTTCTTTTATGTGAATTAACAGTTCCAAACATCATAATTACAAGAAACATAGTCCTAAGAAGTTCCAAATTATCACTAGTTTCTTTATGCTCACAAGCAGCAAAAACTTCATCTAAAATTTTGATAACATCTTTTTCAACATGATAATTAATCTGACTTTTAAATCTATCTACAATCTTATCAGAAGCTTTTATAGTTCTTGTCAAAATAGCTTTATAATATCTATTTAGAATCATACCCTCTTTATCCCAAAGTTCTCTGTTAATTTTCAAGTATTTATTAATTAAGTACATCAATGTAATACCTTGCATATCTCCATCTTTGTGAGTAACTCTTATTTTTTGCATAGCTCCTCCAACAAATATCCTAGATATTCATAAGCTTTTTGATAATCTTCAATTCCATTTTTCTTTCTAGCTCTCATTACATATTTTAAAATGTTTCCAACACAAACAGCTTCAGAACCTTTCATGTCTTTTACAACTTCAAAAATGACATTTTTTACTTCAATCCCTAAATCACCAAGCATATAATGCTTTGGAGATTTAACATTATCTGTTTCAACAGTTTCAACATTTTCTTTAGATTCACTTTCAATTATTTTTAATATTCTATTTTTAAGTCTTTCACTAGCTTCAACTTTTCCACATTCTAAATGTGATAAATAAGGTTGTGTCACATCAATTTTTTCAGCAAATTCCTTTTGATCTATATTATTATTTACTCTATATTCTTTTACTCTTTTTCCTAAACTCATTTTTTATCCTCCATATTTTCATAATTGAAATAGTCGTTATTCCTTACACATAATTACTACTGACTTTAAAGTTCCTATTTGTTGCATATACTCATCAGAAATTTCATCAAAGCCGTTTCTTTCGTAATAAATTTCAAAGTTTTTTTCAAATCTTTCTAGTGTTTCTTTAACTTCTGCCATACACATATCCTCTATATATTCAAGAATTTCTATAACAGAATAGTTGTTTCTTTTTATACTTTCTTCAATTCCATCTCCTTTTAAAAATTCTTGAATGTCTTTTATTCTTTCAATTGCATATTCTTTTATTTTCATTTATCCTCCTTAGCAGCTAATATATTTCCATAAATTTTAAAACTCACATTATCTCTCGCACAGATATAACTGACTAAATTTTTTGTTAATTCATCAACAGTTTTATCTTCAATTCTTACCACTTCTCCATTTTGTTCAAAAAATACACCATCTTTATTAATTTTTATATTCAGCATCAATTCCTCCTAGACAAGCTTTTAACATCATATAAGCGTCTGCAACATCATCACTATCTGCTATTTTTCCTGTAAACTCACTAAATTTATTCATCATAAATTCTTTTTGTTCTTTTCTCTCAATTGGTAAATTATCAAATTTATTTTTCCAAAATACAGCTGGTACTAACAATAAATCTATTTTTAATTTTTTTAAATTATATGTAAGCATTCCTCTTATCTCAGATAAAATAGATAATATACTAGAATTCAAACCTAAATATGTGTCCTCAACAATAACTAAATCTATTGCTGCACCTTTTATTTTTTTTGAAGTTTCCAATACTTTTACTATTTCATTAATAATCAGATATCCTCTTTCTCTAAAATCTTCTAAATCAGCTTTTATAGTTTTCCATCTCACTATTTTCCCTTTACAAGAATAAGCAATACCAACTGATCTAGTAGCTAAATCGATACTCAAAACATTTATATTTTTGATATTAGAAGGGATAGAAACTTGATTTTTAGGTTGCTTCACTAACCTATTTCTTTCTTTTAATTTTAGTTCAGTTTGAATTCTCTTCATTTTCTTTCTTTGAACTATATCTATGCAGGTTCCTTTTCTGATTTGGTTGAGAGTAGCCATTTGAATATTCTTAGTTTCAATAAACTCAATATCATAGCAGTAATTAGTTTTTTCTTTAAACAGATACTTAATAACATAAAATTCTTCATCAATTTTATTTTTAAATCTCTTATTTACTATCTCATTAACATCTATCTTCTTCCCCATATTTTTACTCCGTTTTTATTTATATAATGCTTCTTCATTTTTTCTATAAATCTTATATAAATTCCTTAAATACTCCTGTGCTTGTGGTTTTAAGTGTTCAAAATGCCATTTATGTTTTTTTACTAAATTTAGTAATTCTTGAGAAGAATTTGCAGATAAACACATATACCAGAACTCTATTATTTGCATTTTCACTCCTTTTTATTTTAATATACCTATTTAGTATAATTTATTTTTTTC